TCACGCCGCGTCAGGCCGGATAAGGCGACCTTTGTTATCGCGGGGCAGATTAAGATGTGACATTGGCCGTCTGGTTTTCCTAACCATCTCTTTTTGCTGCCAGGCGACTACTTTGCTTTTCAGCCATTTGTTCGGGCCGCCCATATATGAACAGTCTGGATCAGGGAAGGGGTTTTCGCTCTTTTTGCGCTTGCGATAGCGATCCAGTGTTCTCGGTGTAATACAGAGTTGTTCGCAGATATCGCGCGTTTTCATCAATTCGAGTTCATTGCTCATCATTATCTCCACTGGCCCCTTTCGGGGCCGTATCATTATCAGGAAACTTGCCCAGCCAGTGCGCGCAGTCTACGCGCGCAATTCATAGCGGTAGCCACGTAACTGCAGCGTCGGTTAACTACCTCAACAGTGATTTTTGTGCCCTGAACCACGACGGTATAGGTCCGCTTCATTTTCTGCCGGCCATATTCGCCATAAAGCTCAACGTGTTTTGCAAGTGCTGCATCGCACGCCTGGCGGCCCAGCGGTGATTGTTTGCTTCGGTTAATCAGTCGCATAGTCACCTCACACAAAAACATCAACTGGATCGCCAGCTGCGCGCGCATTTTCGTTCGCTTCCCGGCGGAGGCCGAGAACATAGCCAACGGGATCCCAACTGGACAGAATTGCATTGAGTTCTTTCTGGCTGTGCCAGGTTGTCAGGCGTTTTTTAAGCTCGGTGGCGCAGGCGCGCACGTTTGCCCGGGTGGGGCCGGCCATCTTCATGCACAAGCACAATGTCAGAAGCAGATCCGAATATTCGTCGGCGGCTGCGCGCAATGCTGCCGGGTCGATGCTGGCTTCCAGCTCGGGCAGGCGGTGTTTCAGGCTCATTTGGCACCTCCCTTACGACGAAGAGCCATTCTCAATCTGTTTTTCGCCAGTCTGGCTTTGCGTTGTGTGGGCGTTTCACGTTCGCGAGCGCGCGCATTTGATTCACGATTACGGCGGCGCCTGGCGTTGAGTGATTCGTCTTCGCCTCGTAAATGCATCCGAGGTTCCCCGTCCTTTGGCTCGGGCCACTGGCGCGCTTTATTTACCGCGAGCTTATCGATCATCGCCTGGGTAATCTGCTCGTCAGTGATTCCCGCTCTGCGCTGGGCATCCCACATCAGGAACTGCATATCAGCCCATTCGCTGTGGTCGTTAGGTTCCGCGGCAGCTTCAAGCGCTTCTATGCTGAGGTGTTTCAGTGGACCAGCCGGACCAACATTGCCGAAGGTGGCATGTGACCATTCAGCGTGTTCGCGGCGAACCTGAATGCGAGCAAATGAGAACTCCCCCATCAGCGCTGCCAATGCGATTTCAGTAATACGCAAATACAGGGCCGCGCGGGACGGATTGCTGAATTCACCCTCTTTTAAAAACTTCGATATTTCCGCCACGTCAGCACGGCACACGGCGATTAATTGCTCATTAGTGAATGTGGCGATATCAGTCATTCCAGGCCTCCAGCTCGTTCTGGATTTCTTCATCGATCTCGTCATTTGTGGCTTCTTCGTCCAGGTAATCACGCGCTTCTTTGAGGTACTGTTCCCGGCGTTCGTCATACCATGCCGAGAACTCAGGGGACCAGCCATCAGTCGTGCCGTCATAGTCAACCTTGGCGTTACGTTCAGCCATGCTCTCGACCATGCTGTAAGCGGTGGTAAGCGCAGCTTCGCGGATATACCCACGCAGATCGCGCTTACGCCAGTAGGGGTTAACTTTTGAATCACAAAAAGGTTTGAATTCCACTTCCCAGCGACGTACGCATCGTGCATTCAGTGATTTGCTCATATCGTTACCGGGAGGGCGAACCCTCCCGCCTCCCTTAGCCCACGTATTCCGGTTTCATGTCGTCCAGGGTGATGCGGAACTGGTCATACAGTTCATCACCGAGGTGGCGGCGCGATGAGGTCAGGGTGCTTTCTGCCTTCGCGAATAACGCTTCGGCTTCCGGATCCCCCGGGTTAGGAAGTGAATTTATGGCGGCCTCAACTTTGTTCTTCGCATCAACAAGGTAGTAGCGTTTCACCGCCTTACTCTTCAGTTCGGTATACAAAGCAGTACCCAGCAGAGCTTTCTGTGATTCGATGTCTACACGAATGGCCTTGGCCTGGTCCACTGAGTCAGCTGTATCAATCCGCTCTCGGAGTTCGTGAGCAACAGAGTCAACGTTAGATGCAGGCTCTTGCGTGCTGGTGGAATCGCCAACGGAGTGTGTTATCTCATTCAGCGTGACCTTTTCTGTCTGCGCCGGGTTGATAACCCTTTCTTCGCGTTCGTCAATTTCATCGGCGGTATAGACCCCGAGGATCACATCCGGGCAGTACAGTCGCGCCCAACGTTTAACGGCGAGATAGGCCAGTTGCTGACGGGGGTCGCTCGCCCACAGTGTAGAGTTGCGGACTTGTGCCTGCGAAAGCATCAGCACAAGCTCGCGAGGTTCTGATTCTCCTTTGAGCGTTGCCCAGGCGCGGACGCCCACGCCAGCTTCATCTTGCAAATCCCAGCCCGGCGCGATGTAGTCGTTACCTTTGCCGCTGGTTTTTTTAATGAAGCGGCCAACGATATTTTCCCATGCACCAAACCATTCAAAATGGATCCGGTCTTTGGTTGGAGCCATGGTGTTAATTACCGCATTCACCAGTTGTGCCTCATAGCCAAGCACACCTGAGTTACCCACGATGAAGGTTTTCTGTGCCACTGCAAACGGATCCATACCCCAACGTGCTGCCTGCATCACTACAGCCATGCACGCATCTGGTTTCCCGCGATAATGCTCAGGCACGAAGTTTCCACTATTGGCCATTACTTCCGAGAGCGTGCGCAGGCGGTTGAACAATTCACCGTTCGTCAGGATAGAAACGTTGTCGATCTTCTGGGTCTGGTTTTCAGTAGTTGCGACTAAATTGGACATTGTTATTCCCCCTTATGCCTGTACGCGCAGCGCTTCGAGACGGCGCATATCAAAATCGTTAAGTTCTTCGGTGTAGTCTTCGGTAATCGGCGCCGGCCATTCGCCAGTGTCGAAACCGTTCGCGATGGCACGCATTGCTTTGCGATATTCCAGCATGCCGAGTTCAAGCAGTTCTTCGGATGCCTCGATGATGGCGATCCAGTGGTAGTTCTCGTCTTTGTTGACGAATATCCAGAAGAACTGGTCAAGGGCTGCGGTTTCGCAGTACATAGCCGCGCTCAGGTGGTAATCGCGCTCGATGATTTCCCGGTGCAATTTGGCGCGCAGGCCTTCCTGCTTGATGTTCCACATGCTGATGGTTTTCAGGTCCGCACCGATGCGCAGGCCGCCCATGTCTATCTCAAGGTCAGGACGCACACGAACTTCCAGCCCGGTTTCCTCATCAATGCCGAAATAACTCACCTCGACGGCACGGCTCGGGTGCGTCAACAACTTGCCGGCGGTAGGGTGATTCAACAGTGCTTTCTGAATGGCCAGTGCCGTAGCCAGCTGCTGGCGGGTAACCAGCACTTTTCCTTCAGGGTTCTCGCGCCATGCATCCAGCAGCTCATCGGCAAACACGGCATCCGGTTTAACCGATTTCACGGCCTGAATCAGATCGGCCTTAGTACCTGATACTTTCAGCGGCTGCGCCTTCTGCGCTTCCTGAGCAACCATGTCAGGATTGATAATCGCCAGTTGCTCCAGCATGGCTTCACGACTTCCGCTGGTTTTAACTGGTGCGGGCTTCTGCATTTCCTGAGCAACCAGATCCGGATTGATGATTACCAGAGTTTCCATCAGCGTTTCCCGGCTGCCACTGGTTTTGAGCTGTGGCGGCAGGGTGGCGTTGAATTCCTTGATACAGGCTTTCATTGCAGCTGCGGTCTGTTTCTGGCCTTCTTCAATGCGCTGGAAATCAACTGGCAGAGACATGTAGCTCTGTCCTGTTTCGTTGATATCGTTCCCCAGAGAGGTCTGCGCTGGCAGACTTGCGTTGTGTTCTTCAATGAGTGCTTTGATCTCTTCGGTGCTGAGGGGGGCGCTCAGGCTTGCGTTGTGCGCCTCCAGCAGCGCCTTGATATCGTCAGCACTCAACAGCGGCGGAAGCCCGTTGTTGTATTCGTCGATAAACGCGCGGATCGTCGCCGTCGTGGTGAAGGCGCCTTCCGGGATTTCCGGCTCGATGCTGAACTCTGTTTCCAGCTGCTCAGGCTGCAGCGCCAGTGCATGCACCAGATTTCCCATATCCAGAACAGGGGAGCGTACCTTCTGGATGGTCTTGGATACGTGGCGCGCCTCGAAATACATCAGCGATACCCGCGCATCTTTAACCATCGTGGAGCTGATGCCGTTAGCGGCGTGGTAGACCTCATTTGGCACGCCTTCATATCGACCAGGCTCGAAATACTCCGGCCATGCTGGCGCTGCTTGTTCAGCCTCTTCCTCTTCATCGCTATGAGCACTCTCGGAAACCTGGCTTTTCAGCACTTCGGCTGTAAGATCCGGGCAGCGTTCAGCCAGTATTTTGCTCATGTTCACGGCAGTTGTTTGCGCAGGAGGCTCATCAGCGCCTTCGCCTGCTGATACCGCATTATCATTTTCGTCTTCGACCGGCTGAGCCGTTTCCATCTGCACATTGCTGGTGGTTTCCCCGGAATTAGCTGGATGTAATTTTTCATCTGCAGCGCGCTGGCGCGCCTGGTCCACGATAGAAAGTGCTGGTGCTGGCTGGCTATCCATCAGACCATCAATCGAAAAAACACCATTGCCCATGTTTGAAACTTCAGGCTGTTTGGGCTTGGTCAGGTCTTCGGTTATCCACTTCGGATCCGTGGGGTCACTGATACCTTCGACATATTCGCCACGTTCGGCGGCCAGAACCTGATTAGCGTCAGGTCGTTTCTTTTGAGCTTCTTTCACCAGTTCGGTGCCAATTACCTGAAAGTCAGTTGGGAGAGTTTCCAGGTCAGGCACACCTTCATCTCCATCGATAGCCTTTTTCACAGCGTCCAGAGTGACGGCGGCAGATGAAACATGACCGGCTTTTTCAAGCGTCTCAGCAGAAGGGGCGTCATGCTTATGCTCGGTCAGGTTCGCATTGATATAGGTCTGCAGACTTACCGGGAAATGATGAATATCGCTGGTGGCGCCACGAATAAGGGCAAAAATGGCTGCGCGGGAATAATCCAGGATGCCTGCGACCTTGCGCAGCGCGGCAGACCATTCCTTGAACGGACTTTCTTTCTTCTGGACGATCTCTTTGGCCCGGCGGTGAATTGATGCCGGGAAATTGTAGATATCGAAATCCATTGGCATTGTGGCCAGGGCTATTTCTACATCGAGCGTATCAAGGGTATGGGTGTAGTCAGGATTGCGATCGGTTTTATTACCGCCGCCAGCATTCGTACCTGCATCTGTTTTCATAACCGAAGAAATGCAGTTACCGGCAGCCCATTCCCTGGTGAGTATGCCGCGGTCGATCGCGTTAGTAGCGAACCACAGCTTTGCAAACTGGATACGCTTGCCGAGCTCATGCCGTTTCCCTTCGGGGAAGACTTTTTTATTGGCACTGGTGAATTTCCAGAGCGCCGGCATATCGTATTTTTTGATTTCAGGTATATTCTCGGCGGCCAGAATCAGATCCTGGACGGCTGCGTTATCAGTGTCCATTTCAAGAACTGACAGCTCCTGCCGGTGAGGCATGCTGATATGATAAACGTGGCGTTCTTCGGCCATATACTGCGCCAGCAGCTGAGCGCGAAAGGGGAGTTCTGCCACGTTAAAAAGCGCGCTCGAATCGTCCTGGTATTCATCGCTACCGAAAGTTTCCACGGTCTCACCTTGTGCCGCGTCGCCAGTAGTATTGGCATCAACCAGCTCGCCACTAACCGGCTCAGCGGATACTCCGGCATCATCGATGTGATGAGGCGCCTGACCTGGCTTCAGAGCCCAGGTGCGACCATCATCACCGAGCTGGTAGCGTTCGCACCATGAGTAATCGAGAACACCTTCCGCCGGCAGGTCATTGAATACCGGGAAATCGGTGCGAATTGGTTTTTGATAGTCTTTGCCGCGGCCTGTTTCGATCCCAGCGTCTTCCAGATCGACGTCCAACTGCAGAAGGGCGCGAGCTTCTGATTTATTAGTGCGCCAGATTACGGCATCTGCTTTACCCGATTTTTGAGTCGCTTTTATCAGATAAAAATATTCCATGTGATAGCCTCTATTTTGGATGTAGAATCCCCCGGGCCATTGGTAGCGCCCATTCAGGGTGGTCATTGGTTTTGGTAATTTCCGGTGTAACTTTGGTCGGTGGCACCGGACGTACAGCCCGCTTCGGCGGGTTTACGTTAGCCCTCGTGAGCCATCTGGTCGTGAGAGGCGCAACGTTCAGAGCAGTACTCTTTTTCTTTCCGTGCGAGCTGGTTTCCCTGGAGGTACAACAGGGTGCTCACCACTGGTTTTCCCTCGATTGCTTTACGGCAATAACCGCATTTCTTCTGCATTCTTCCCCCTACATTTGCACCGTGAACCCGGCCGGATGCTCGTCGAGCACACCTTTCAGCGGGTAACATTCGGCTGTCACGTGTTGCTCTTCTGCAGCTGCCTTGCAGTCATTCTCAGTGTCGTAAACGCCGAGCAGGACATCCTGATTACCGCCCGTCAGCATGCTGACGGTGAGAACCAGGGCAAACATCGTGCTCATGAAGGGTCTCCTTTTTGCGCGAGCATGTAGCACACCCGGCGGATGAAAGCTGACAGCGGACTTAAACGAACAGCCTGCTGACGAGCGGGTTTGCGTGCGAAATCAATCATGTAAATAACTCCCTCGGTGCGCAGAAAAGCGCGATCCAGATGAAGAGCCCAATTACTGCCGAAATGACCATGGCTCTGATGCCCTGCTTACTCATTTCAACCTCAGCCATTACGTGGCCAGCGGAACGTTTATCGGAGCAACGCAGCGCGTTGTTGATGAACAAATTAAACAACAGGTTTAAAATCGCGTCAAGGTTATTTTCAACATGTAGTTTAATTTTGATTGATGGGCACAAAAAAACCGGCAAGTGCCGGTCTCTGCTTCTGCATTAGGGGCTGGGTCTACTTCTGCTCTTTCAGTTCAAGTAATTCTCTAAAAAGAGACGAATACTCACTCACTCTGCTGTTAAAAAGTAACAGCATTTCCTTTTGCGCCGATTTTGGCATCTGGCGGAAAAGATGTACAAGTTCGATCTCAGTCGAAGATAAGTCCCCAACTAGATTAGATGGGGCTCGTTCTGGATCGTAATCAAGAGAGCCGAAAGGGAGATTGAAATCGCGTTCAATACGTCTTGCTGCATTGTCATTGATTGGTTTCTTTCCTGAAAGGATTTCTTCAAAGAATGGATCATCTTCAATCTTAAGCGAGCCGTTCTCGACATATTGTTTTAGCCTTTTCATTCTGACTTGTTCAATAGTCAAAATGTCATTCGGGTCACCATTCAAAAGCCAGTCGATTGAGATTTTAAGGACGTCCGCAATCTGCTGAGCAGACTCTCTCCCCAGTTCTCCTCTGGAGAACCAGTTATTCACAGCTTGCGGAGTCACGCCAACCCTTCTAGCTAGTTCCGACTTACTCATCTTCCTAGTTTTAAGCACCTTGGTAAGGCGGTCAGAAAGCATTGGCGGTTTGATGTTTTTTTCTCTCATATCAAGATTATAAACAAATCGTTTAACACCCGAAATAAACTAACTGTTGAAATTTCTTTGACTGTTATTTAAACCTGTTGTTTAATTGTCGTGTTTCTTCACAGGAGTCACCTATGAAAGCTCTCGACAAAGCCATAAACATTGCAGGGAATGCCAGCAAGCTGGCTGAAAGTTTAGATGTTTCAGCTATGACGGTTAGTCACTGGAAACATAGAAATTACGGCGTGGTACCGCAAAGCCGCGTTCTCACTATCTTCAAAGCAACCGGAGTGACACCACACGAGTTGCGCCCTGATTTGTACCCAAACCCTTCCGACGGTTTACCGCAGGAGCAGAGGGTATAACCATGCAAACACTTCCCTTTCAACAAAATACCGGATTCAACACCGGCGCTCTGATAAAGCGTAATCATCTGAGAGAGGCAGATCACGATGTAATTCGCTCTGCCGTTCGCGCCTGGGCAGCAGCTGAAGGGCAGGACGTTGTGTCGGCCCACATCGTCGATGAGTGGCGACAGCAGGGCGGCGAGGAGATCGCATTTCCTGATGATATCAGCCGTGCCCGACAGAAGCTTTTTCGCTACCTGGACAACCCTGCCGATTCAGAGCGCTATCGCGAGTACGTTCGCCTTCTTACCCCGGCAATCATTGCCGTTCTGCCGCTGGAATTCCGCCATCGCCTGATGCCTCAGGACGATATTTTGTCGCGCCTGTCTTCGGCCATGAAGGAATGCGCTGAAGCCAAGCAGGCGGTGATGCTGAACGCGCCGGAGCACCAGAAACTGAAGGAGGTAAGCGAGGGAATAGCTTCGCTATTCAGGCTGATGCCTGAGCAGACAGGAACGCTGATGACACTCGTTAGCTCGATGCTGTGCACGCTGTAGGAGGTGGTATGGGGTGGGGTGATTACGTTCGTAACCAGGTTGAAAAAATACTTCTGAGCGAGGGGTTTTCTGTTCCGGTGGCTCAGGGGGGGGGCAAGGCATGCGGAGGACTTATACAACCGAATGTCACAGGCAACTAAAAAAGGGGCGATTTTCGATGATGCTCTCAGGCATGGCCGCTTATGGGCGGAGAAGCAGACCAGCGCGACTGAACGCCGTGCAGCTAAACGTGCGGTGCGAAAAGGTAACAAACAGGCTGGGTTGTTCTGAAAGGGTGAAAGCCGCGGTGCAGCAACACCAACGGCTTTCGGGTGAATTAATTGGGTCAATTCACGGGATGAAGTATGTCAAATACCGCTGAAGTTATCAATTTTCCAATCAAAACTGAACTAACGGGAGGTCGCATGGCCGACCTGTCCAACGGCTACACCAGAATCGCCAATGAGATACAGAAACTCAAGCCGCGGCTGCGTATGTCCGGGCGTGAGTGGCAGTGTCTTGAGGCTGTTATCTGGCTTACCTACGGATGGAACAAAAAACAGGATCGGGTGACGAACACCGTCATTTCTGAGTTAACCGGCTTGAGTGATTCTCATGTTTCAGATGCGATAAAGCTACTCGCAGCACGGGGAATTATTTTTAGTCACAAGCATGGTGTGATGAAAACTGTCGGTATAAATACTGAGCTATCCGCCTGGATTTTGGACAAACCAAAAACGGGAAAACTCTTCCCGAAAACGGGAATTTCTTTCCCGGAATCGGGAAAAACCTTCCCGGAAACGGTAGACACCCAAGACTATAACAAAAACAATATTAAAAGATCTTCGTCTCGGAATTCTGAAGAATCCCGAAACAAGAAAACTCATGAGTTTCTCTCTCGTCATCCAGAAGCGGCCGATGGGATTTATACCCCTGCAGGTAAATCTTGGGGAACAGCTGACGACCTCAAAGCCGCGCGATGGATTTTCGATAAAGCCCTCACCGTGAACGCCTCCCTCTCAGAGCCCAACTGGGTTGAATGGGCGAACACCATCCGCCTGATGCGTCTGCAGGACAAGCGCACTCACTATGAAATCTGCGAACTGTTCAAGTGGGCGAATGAAAATGATTTCTGGCAAGAAAACATTCTCTGCCCATCAAAACTACGCAAACAGTGGGATCAGCTCACGACAAAACGACTTCGTAGCCATGGCCCATCAAAAAACAAATCAGGCGCCAGTGCGCTGGACAACACCGACTGGATCGACGGGGTACTCGAATGAAATCTATCGCAGAAAGCATGCATAACTTCGACCGGGAAAACTTCCAGCGAGTGGCTGCCGGGCTTCCTGAAATGCAAGACCAGCAGGCGGTAAAGCGCCAGGCGGCCAAGACTGCGGAGATCTTCAACGAGCTGTTCCGCCAGCTGCTCGCCGTATTCCCGGTGCTGGCCAACAAATCGGCGGAAGACCTCAACGAGATGCGTCGCCAGTGGCTGTTGGCGTTCAAGGAGAACGGGATCACCACGATGGAGCAGATTAACGCCGGAATGCGTGTTGCCCGCAAACAGGAAAAGCCCTTCATGCCGTCGCCAGGGCAGTTCGTCGCCTGGTGTCGTTCTGAGGAGGCGGTAACTGTAGGCCTGCCAGACGCGAGTGAGCTGGTTGATATGGTTTACCAGTATTGCCGGACTCGCGGTCAGTATCCAGACGCTGAGTCTTACCCATGGCCTGAGCATGAAATCGAACCGTTAACGCTGAAACATAAAGCCTGCTATTGGCTGGTTACGGGGCTGTATACCGACATGCGTGCAAATGCGCTGAGTGATTCCGAATTGCGCCGTAAAGCCTCTGACGAGCTGCTGCGTATGGTTCGTCGCATCAAGACCGGTGAAGCTATCCCCGAGCCTGTTAAGCAAATCCCAAAGTTGGGCGGACGTCCGCTGAGTAACGAGCAGGGCTTAAACAAAATCGCTGAAATCCGCGCGAAATTCGGTTTAGGCAGAGGGCGGAATCATGGCTAGAGCATTGTCAGCAGTTGAGCGCAGAGAGTACGTCCGCGCAGTGATTCGGATCACCAGACATCAGGGGCGACTCACAACCGCCGAGGCAATGAAAAAACTGGGGCTGAGCCGCGCTACTGTCCAGCGGTATTTTTCCGAAGCAGAAGCGACTGGCGAGGTTGTCCGGCATGGTCGTTTGGGGCTTTTCCGCGATCAGCGGGCCGTCATCGACTTTGATATGAAGCGTTTTGGGATGGTGCCAAAGGCAGCGTCAGGGATGAATTACAGCCTGCTTGGCAGTCCTGTTTTTCAGCGAGTTTTAGATGTTCAGGAGGCTATTCATGGGTAACGAAATCGAAAAAATTGCACAGCAAAACGAGATGAGCATTGAGTTTGTTACCTGGTTCTTTAACGAGAAGAAAGTGGGCTGCGGGAATGTCTGGCTCATGATGATGGCTGCAATGTGGGAGGGCTGGAAAGGTCGTAGCATCGAAATGGATAAGCTGGCTGCGGAGAATGTGGCGTTAGCTCTGGAAAATGTAGCGATGAAACAGATCGTTGACTCCTTAACCAACCTGGATAACGAACCTCAGTACCACGCCGAAGGCATGGGGTGCGGACTGGAAGACCGTGGCATTACTGACCGGTACGACGCCTGCCGCTATGGCTGGGATGAAGCCATGGAGCGGATATATGGCGATGTTATCCCATGCGCAGAAGAACTGGACTTTTCGGCCACCGATCGCATCGTAGCCGGGATTAAGGCTGATGCGATTACCGATTCTTTGGATGCCTGCTCTGACTATCTTGAAACTGACTGTGTTATGGACAGGCTTGATATCAGCTACGAAGAAGCCGAGAAGCGAACCTCAGGGGCAATCGAGTTTCATGATGCGATGGTCGATTTTGCAAACCAGCTGCGCGAGGGGGCCGACAAATGAGCAAGGCGCTGGATATTCGCGCCGGTGATCGGTTCGAAACAGTTTACCCATTCATTTTTGTCTGCACTGACCATCAGCAATGGGACGGAAATGTATTCACCGATGAAAGGTGGATTGGTGGTTGCCGAAAGACATTTGAGCCCGCTGATTGCGGCTATGGAGACCAGACTGTTTACACAGCTGACGCAGAAGGGAAAAGAATCCTTGAGGTTCTGGCGGTCGCTGAAATGCCAGGGAAGTGGCAACGCCGGATCATCTATGCCTGCCATCTTGTTGACCCGGAAGGGAAAGAAAGGAAAGGCAGGAAGGCCTATACGGTAACCGAGGACAGATTTATCAAAATGTCGTCAGGGTATTTTGCGGATTATGGAGTGGAGAACAGCGATGACTGATATCACCGAACTGGCGCAGATCCTGAAAGCGGCAGCAGAGAAAGCGACTCCGGGTAACTGGAGGGCATTTCAATATCACGACGGTCGCTGCGGGGTTGGCGGAGGAAATCACGATGAAATTATGGTTTGTGAACACATAAGCAAAAAACGACCACATGACGCTTTATTCATCGCCCTGGCTAACCCCGCCAACATCCTCGCGCTGGTAGAGGCGCTGGAGAAGGCGCAGCAGGAGCGCGATGAATTCAGAAACCGTCTCAAACTTGAGCGCTCGATTCTTGAGGATGCCGATAAGCGCATCGCCGAGCTGGACACAGAGCTTGAGCGGGAGAGAGAAAAATCCCGCCGCGTGATGTCTCGCATTGCTGAGCTGGAGCGCGAACAGGAGCAACTTCGACCAGTCGGTGTGATGAGCGAGCAGGCATTTCACCGTCTTGAAAACAGCGAATGTCGCTTTATTGCGTTGTGGCCACGCCCTGGTATCTTTTTGCCGCGCAAGCGCCCCGAGGATGGCGTGATCGTTTATGCACGTACAGTTTCCGCCGCTGGCATCAAGGTGGAGGCTGAGTGATGGGCAAACCACTAAACAAACGCGAACGCGAGTTTTTAAAGCCAGCAATTGTCCACGGCTGGGAAATCGAAATTAGCCCATTCCGTAAAACGGCTTTATGGGATGGCGACTCTCTCCTTCCAGTTAGAGTCGGCACCATGGCTGAAAGCCTGATAAAGCGCGGCTATCTTGAGCGAATTTCTATGGGATTCGGCAGGGACATTATCCGAGCGACGGAAAAGGCTAAAAATTTACGGTGTTACCGTTGCTCGTATGGCAGGACTATCAAAAACGGTCAGCAAGCTGGCCCATGCCCGCATTGTGACGGCGGAATCAAGCCAGAAGGAGCCAACCATTGACCAGTAAATTAACCAGAGAGCGCCTGCAGGAAATCGCTGAAGATGGATTCCTGAAGCATGGCGAAAGCAAAGAGTTGGCCCGCGTGGCGCTGGTCGCAATGGACAGCGAGCCGGTAGCGTATGCAGACCCACGGGCTTTTGAAAACTTCGAGTCTGGAAGAGCAAGGCGAGAATGGATGTGGAAAAATCCCGGTGAAGATTTGGTTCCGCTCTATCGCCACGCGCAGCCTGCGTCGGTAGTGATGGATGATAAGAAATTAAGAGAGCTATTTGACGCCTGGTTTGCTTCTGATTGTTCTTTTGACCAATCCCCTGAGGCCTCTGAGGCTGATAACATCGCCTGGCGCGAATCGTACTGGTACGTATGGCAACGTTGCTGCAGCGCCATGCTGCAGGAAATCCAAAAAAGTGCAGGAACTGAAGAACTCTGCAGGAGCAACGAAAATGCGCAGGTGCTACACAGCATCGAAGCCGCGTCAGCTCTTAGTTCGCTGCCAAAAACAGGTGAAGTGCTGCACACCAAGTCCTCGGTTAACGATGTCATTGCTGGTAAACCTTTGACCATCTTTCTACCCGATATCAGCTCAAAAGCATTTTGGAGTGGCGCGGGGAAAAATGAAAATTTTCATCCAGAGACTTACCGCCGCTGGGTAAAGGAAGCAATAGAGCGATACTGCGCCATCGCTCGGATCAATGTGGAGGTGAAGTAGTGGACTCTTCACTGGAATACGCTTGCAAACGCCTGCAGGAACTGGAAAGCCTACTGCTGGTGGATGTGCCTGAAACAGTATGGCCAGCGGAAGTCAGCATGGTCTTTGCTCAGATTGAAAACGCCGGGACACTCCCGGCACACCACCAGCGCAGACTGCAGCACCATATCAACCGTATGTGGCTGGAAAAAATGCCGGTAACGTCAATTATCGCCGCGGCAGGTTCGCTGGCCTGCGCCATGGAGAAATACGCGTGAAAGATAGCGAAATCATCGTTGATAACTTTGCTGGTGGCGGCGGCGCCTCGACGGGCATCGAGATGGCGATTGGTCGTAGCGTGGATATCGCGATAAACCACGACCCAAACGCTGTAGCTATGCATACCACCAATCATCCGGGAACTCTGCACTATTGCGAGTCTGTTTATTCAGTGCGTCCAAAAGTAGCGACTGCCGGCCGCAATGTTGGTTTGGCCTGGTTCTCGCCGGACTGCCGCCACTTTTCCAAAGCAAAAGGGGCTAAACCAGTTGAAAAAGCGATTCGAGGGCTTGCGTGGATCGTTCTTCGCTGGGCGCTGGATGTTGGTCCGCGGGTAATGATGCTGGAGAACGTCGAAGAGTTTAAAACGTGGGGTCCACTACTGGCGGCGGAAATGCGTCCGGATCCGGACCGTGTTGGTGAAACGTTCGAGGCGTTCGTAGGCATGCTGACATCCGGAGTTCCTGCAGATCACCCTGCGTTGTTGGAATGCTGCGAATTTTTGGAGTTATCGCCGGATAGCGAACAGGCGATGCGTTTGATTACCGGGCTGGGCTATGACGTCGATTATCGCGAATTGCGCGCCTGCGACTACGGCGCGCCAACTATCCGAAAACGTTTCTTCATGGTTATGCGACGGGACGGGCAGCCGATAGTCTGGCCGGCAGCTACTCACGGGGATCCGAAATCGCCGGCGGTGATTTCTGGCAAACTGGCACCATGGCGCACAGCTGCGGAATGCATCGACTGGTCAATTCCAGCGCCAAGCATTTTCGACCGCAAAAAGTCTCTGGCAGAGAATACGCTGAAGCGTATCGCGCGCGGCATCCAACGCTTTGTTATCGAAAGCGCGTCGCCGTTTATCGTGAAGTGCAATCACACTACCACTAAAGGCAAATACGATTGCTTCCGGGGGCAGGCTCTCACTGAACCGCTGCAGACGATTACGAAAACCCACGGATACGCAATCGCGGTACCTCATCTGACGAAGTTCCGCACCGGCGCAACCGGGCAACCAGTCACCAAACCGTTACCAACGGTGACGGCTGGCACGTCCACTCGCCCGGGCGGGAATGGTCATGCGCTGGGGATTGTTGAGGCGGGCCTTGTCCCGTTCCTCGCTGGCAACGGTGGCAGCGAATACCAGGCTAAACCGCGCCCGCTTGATAAACCTGCTCACACCATCCTGAAAGAGTCGCGCGCCTGCGTCGTCGCTCCAGTTATCGCCAGGCAGTTCGGCGCCAGTGTCGGGCATAGGGCTGATGAGCCAAGCGCAACAATCACCGCGGGCGGTGGCGGTAAATCGCAGCTGGTAGTGCCAACGCTCATTCAAATGGGATACGGAGAACGGCCCGGCCAGGCACCTCGCGTGCCAGGACTGGATAAGCCGCTGGGAACCGTTGTTGCTGGTGGCGGGAAACATGCTTTAGTTGGTGCATTCCTGGCAAAACACTACGGCGGGAATTACACCGGGCCAGGCGTCGGGCTGGATGAGCCCGCGCACTCGGTGACGACTGTCGATCACCATGCAGTGGTTGCTTCTCACCTCGTGAAACTGCGTGGCACCTGCCGGGATGGCCAGCGCACCGATGAACCGATGCCGACTATAACTGCTGGCGGCCAGCACGTAGGGGAGGTTAAAACGACTCTGGCGGTCGAGGACTATGACGAAGAGCGAGCGCAGCAGGTGCTGGCGTTCCTGCAGGAATTCTGCGGAGAGGAATGCACTGGGCTGGTGGAAATCGCCGGGGTAACTTACCGCATCGTTGATATCGGCATGCGAATGCTGCAGCCGCATGAGTTATACCGGGCGCAGGGCTTCCCTCATTGGTACATCATCGACCAGGATTACCGCGGCGTTAAGTATGCGAAGGATAAGCAGGTGGCCCGCTGTGGCAATGCGGTACCGCCGCCCTTCGCCGAAGCGCTGGTGAGAGCTAACTTACCGGAGATGTGCCTGAAAAAAGACATTGCAGCATGATAAAGCCCGCTTCGGCGGGTTTTTTAATAGTAAAAAACATCATGTTAAACAGACTCATAGCCTTTGCAAAAAGAGCCCTTAACCTCTTGACCATTTCACTCTCTCAGTATACTGTTTATTTATACAGTGTTTATGTGAGGTGCTAACCATGAAAGTTGAAGTCACAATTGATAAACATAAAAAACTCCCTGATGGCGCCGTACCTGCGCTCGAGCAAGAATTGCTACGCCGCTTATCTCAGTCCTATGACGACTGCAAATTAATCATTCGACGCACAAGCAACGATGGCCTTAGCGTTCTGGGCGGGGCTGATGGCGATAAAAAGCGTGTAGAACAAATCCTGCAAGAGACGTGGGAAAGCGCAGACGACTGGTTTTACTGATTCGCCTTTTGGTGGCTGGCATTTTCCCAAAGCATCGCAATAAGCGTGTCCCTTTGATGCTGTCGCCGGACTATATTTTTGCGTCTGTATGTCGCTCAGGGGGATGAAGTGGAGCTGGATATCGCCGAAGTGGTGGACATAATCAGGCAAGGCGGGAAGTTTTTAATTTCGAGTGAGGAAGGAAAAATAACCGGGCTCGAAAAGGTAAGAAAAAACCAGTTTTTGCTGACTATTGAAGAGTTTAAAGAACTGGCTAATGATGCTGGTTGCATTGACGAAACCGAGAGTAAGCTGCGATAATTTACCTGCCGCCTGAACAACGGCAACGGAGCATCTCAGCGCCACGGAGTGAAACCGATGGCGCAACAATTACACCTGATAAAACAGACCCAAGGAATACTGATCCCCGCTACACAGGAGACCAGCGATTTCTTGCAATCAAAATGCAAGCTCGGCGCCGTTCTGGAGGCCGACTTTAAGCTTGTCCGCAATCCGGCGTTTCACCGCCGTTACTTTGCTTTACTCAATCTCGGCTTTGACTATTGGGAACCTACCGGCGGAGCGATCTCATCCAATGAGCGCAAGCTTGTGTATGGCTACGCCAGTTTTCTAGCCGCCTATGGCGGTAACGAATCAGCCCTGCTTGATGCCGCAGAACAATACCTCGATCGCGTAGCCGAGAAACGTGCCGGTAGTATCAGTATTTGCAAATCTTTTGACGCCTACCGGGCGTGGGTCATTGTCGAAGCTGGCCACTATGACGCCATAAAGCTGCCGGACGGCACGCTGAAAAAACACCCTCGCAGCATTTCTTTCGCCAGCATGGACGAATGCGAATTTCAGGAACTGTACAAAGCATCGCTCGATGTTCTCTGGCGGTGGATCCTCTCTCGTTCGTTCAACAGCCTGCAGGAAGCTGAGAACGCCGCCAACCAGCTTTTAAGCTTCGCGGGGTGATGCCGATGAAACGCTCATGGTTTCACCATCTCGAATGCACAACGCAGCAGGCTGAAGAACTGGTAGCGAGATATCGTCAGCGGGGCATAAAGGTCGAACGAAGCTTAAACCCTGACTTTATGACATGGACCGTCAGCGCGCAGCTGGTGGAGGACAAAAATCCGCCGCGGCCAGACTCCCGCTGGCGCAACAGGATGTGGGAGTGATTATGGCGAACCTTCGCAAAGCGGCCCGAGGTCGCGAATGTACAGTGCGGATCCCAGGTTACTGCAACGGCAACCCGGAAACCAGTGTGTTGGCGCATTACCGCCTGGCGGGTACGTGCGGCACAGGATGCAAGCCTGACGATACTCAGGCGGCGATCGCCTGCAGCGGGTGCCATGACGTAATCGACGGCAGAACCAAAACCACCGATTTCACCTACGACGAATTGCGTCTGATGCACGCAGAGGGGGTAATGCGCACCCTGGAAGTCTGGCGGAAAGAGGGACTTATCAAATCATGAAAATCTACGATATCACGCCAATAGGCAAACCCAGGATGACCAGAGCTGATAAGTGGAAGCAGCGTCCAGCAGTAATGCGTTATCGGGCATTCTGTGATGAAGCTCGTCTTCGCAACATTCACCTGCCAGAGTCCGGCGCTCACGTCACGTTCGTCATGCCTATGCCGCAAAGCTGGAGCCAGAAGAAAAAGGCGCAATACGCCGGACGTCCACATCAGTCAAAGCCTGACTGCGACAACATGCTTAAAGCCCTAATGGATGCTCTCTACGACGATGATTCGCACGTATGGGATTGCCGCATCACCAAAATATGGGGCGAGAAAGGGCAGATCATTATTGGGGAGTCTCTATGACCCTCGATCACTTCATCCAGTACCAGGCGGAAAGCGTTAAGCGCGCCAGCATGCCGCCAGTAGCGAAACATAGCCGTACCAAAACCAATCAGCCACAGAAAGCAGGGGAATCATTGTGAAACTTGAAGCATTACCGAAATTTTTCTCGCCAAAGTCGATGATGCCCGGTGCTGTACCATGTGGGATCACCGCTGAAACACTGACGATTACCGATGTTATGGCAGCTCTTGGTTTGGCAACTTCAAAATCAGCGATAGGCATCGAGCTCTACCTGGCAAAAGCTGGCGTTCTTCATCCGGACAACATCATCGCCTTTATCAATGAGCTTGCCACTCAACGCGCCAGCCGGAACCGGCCACTGCAGGCCATGCCGGAACAACAGCGAGAAGCATTCCTGCTCATTCTGGCCGAATACGTTTTTCGGGATTACTCGCTTAGCGCCGCAAGCAGGGTGACCTGCAGTAGTTGCGCCGGGGACGGGTTCATTGACGCGGAGGTATTCACCAACAAAGTGACCTATCCAGATGGCAAGCCGCCGAAGTGGGTCAAAGTTACGAAGGGGATCTCTCCATCAGACTGGGAGGAAGTTAAAACCATTCGTGAGCAGGTGAAGGTAATCTGCAAAACGTGCAATGGGAAGGGGAGCATCAAGAACGAATGCCGGTGCCGGGGGCGCGGTGAAGTTCTCGATAAGAAAAAATCCAAGTTGCAGGGGCTTCCTGTTTTTAAACAGTGCCCCCGCTGTAGCGGGCGTGGCTATCCCAGATTAAAGGATACCGAGGTATTTAAGGCTCTTGGAGTGACAGAAACTACCTGGCGCAGAAACTTCAAATTGTTCTTCGATCGACTGGTGGAGTATTGCCACGTTGAAGAATCCTTCGCAGAAAAGATGCTCGAACGGGTAACGAGGTGATTTTTCTGAGGGGTATTGCAAACGTGGCGGAAATTGGCTAATCTCGTTTCAACGATGGGTTACTACGCCCATGACGTTACAGATATTAAGACCTCGCCTCGGCGGGGTTTTTTTGCTTTTAAGGGCTCTTGCAATAATTGCAAAACCTTTACATTCGCACTGTCTTAGCCCCTATAATACTCTCAAAGAACAGAAAATAAGTGGATGGTCTAATGAGTCTTATTGAACTTGAAGGGGCTATTGCCTGGTTCTTTGTTGTTGTTTTTGCAACATTTTTAATTGACCTGTGGTTTAGGCACAAATGATTTCGCTCTTGATGAGTTGAAGTAAGCATAATTCTCAAAAGGCTCGCATCCGCGGGCCTTTTTCATTTCAGGCCCAGGATAAAATTGCAGATTAGCCGTCAAATGCATGAGCCTGAGGCCTGATTTCTTTCCCCTCGTTCTGAGAGGATTCACAGCAATTGAGGGGGGACCGATGTCCGAACCAATAACCGGCACAGGCTTAGCTGGTGGCGCTTTAACTGGGGCGAGTATTTACGGGCTATTAACCGGTACTGACTACGGTGTTGTGTTCGGGGCATTTGCCGGTTCTGTCTTTTATATAGCTACAGCGGCAGATTTGAGCGCCCCACGACGGATGGCCTATTTCGTTGTGTCCTATATCGCTGGAGTTCTGTGCTCCGGGCTGGTCGGTTCTAAGCTATCCGATCTGACCGGGTATAACGATAAACCTCTGGATGCTATTGGTGCCGTAATCATTTCGGCATTGGCCGTGAAAATACTCACCTTCCTGAACAATCAGGATATTGGCTCGCTGGTGGCGCTAATAACGCGCCGGGGAGGTTCCGGTGGTACTAAATGATCCTACTGCAACCATCAATGCGCTGTTATGTGCAGGTGTCGTTGTCACGTTGATGTTTTATCGCCGCAGAGACTCACGACATCGTAAGTGGGTGTCGCGGCTGGCATGGCTGATAACAGTGATATACAGCTCTGTGCCGCTGGCGTATCTGTGCGGCATCTATCCCTATTCATCATGGCCCACCATTGCGGCCAATATCATGATCCTTGTTGTGCTGCTGAGCGTAAGAGGCAATGTAGCGCGACTGGTTGATGCACTGAGGCACTAATGAATCAAATAGACTTCCAGAAGGCGGCTGGTATTAGCGCCGGGTTAGCTGCGCGCTGGTTTCCGCATATTACAGCCGCGATGAAAGAGTTTGGCATCACTTCCGCCATCGACCAGGCAATGTTCATTGCTCAGTGCGGCCATGAAAGCCTCGGGTTTAACAGGGTAGTGGAGAATTTCAACTACAGCATCGCCGGGCTTGCTGATTTTGTTCGTTACGGCAGGTTAACGCAGGATCAGGCCAATTCCCTCGGGCGCAGCCAGTCGGAAACAGTGTTACCTCTGGAGCGCCAGCGGGCTATCGCCAACATTGTCTATAGCAAGCGGTTGGGTAACAACAGGGCAACTGATGGCTGGGTTTATCGAGGGCGCGGACTGATTCAAATAACCGGACTTTCTAATTACCGGGACTGCAGCGCCGGGCTGAAGGTTGACCTGGTGGCACAGCCAGAATTACTGGAGCAGTCCTCTTATGCGGCCCGTAGTGCAGCATGGTTCTATGTCTCAAAAGGTTGCCTGAAATATCCGGGTGATCTTATCCGGGTGACGCAGATTATCAACGGCGGGCAAAACGGGATTAATAACCGGCGCGCTCGCTTCCTGAAAGCAAAATCGGTGCTGGTGTGATTATGGGAATCGAAGCTATCGCGGGGCTGGTGGTTGTCATCCTGGGTGCTATCGCTGGCGCGTTCGGCATCGGTCATGCTCGCGGAACAAGTAAGGCGGAAGCCAAAGCCGATCAGCAGCGTACCGAAGAAAACGCCGTTGCTACTGTCGCCGCGGCAGAACGCCGTGCTGAAGTCACGAAAGGGGCCAGTGATGTACAGGAAGACGTTAAGCGTATGGGCGATGACTATGTTGATCGCGAGCTGCGCGAAAGATTTACCCGCCCCAGTAGTCGTTGATACGGCCTGCAGCTGGGTGAGGGTCATTTACCTGACTGACCACGATATTGATGTGCTGGATAAGCAGACCAAGCGCGACATTCTGGCGCACAACATATCGGTGCAGGCTAACTGCCCACAACCAACCGAAAAGGCTACGAAATGATTGCAACCATAGGAACCATTATTGTTTGGGCGCTCATCGTTGTAGGCGCAGCTGTTGGGCTGTTGTGTGCATTTATCGGGCTTGTGTTTCTCATCAACTTTCCCATGCGCTAACCCCACCAAGGGATAAATGACAAACTATCCCCACCAGAGGATAAAGCCATGAAGCAATAAGCGGATAGACCGCAGCCGAAAGGCAATGTAGCAGTTGTGATGCTGCCCCGAGTCGCGTAATGGCGAGCCTGTGTAGTGATGGGTAAGGGTTCATAGATAACAATAAGCTCCGGTAAAGCAGCGCGAACGCCACACGCGCACCGGTTATAAGCGGCGAAGATGCGACAGCGACTCAAGGGCATGAGCGTGGCCACTCCGGGAAGTGGCAAGGTATTACAGGAGCCATTCTGCCGAGTGGCTTCGATAATGCTCCCCACATCGCACAGAGGTAAGACATGTCAGAGATCACCGCATCCGAGCAAATCCGCCTGGATATCATCAAGAAAGTTAACTACGACACCGCAGCGGCCAAGCTGGCCATTGACTGGGTAGGCGACAGCTATCTGAAGTCTGAGCTTTTCGCAGACTCCTTTGATCGTGTTTTCACGGAAAGCGAGATTGTCTCTAAGACCCGTAAGGCGATTCAGGAAGCAACTGAAGCGCTGGCGCTGTTTGATACCACCGCTGAGTAATCATCACAAAGGCCACCTTTGGTGGCTTTTTTAATGGTTATCGAATAAGGGGAGCCTATGCCGGTATGCACAATTTCAATAGAGGTTAAAAGCCGCTGGTGGCTGCCGTTCTACCTCAAGACTCTGGCTTTATTCAGCCTGATGTTCCAGCTCGAACCTGATTACGAAAAGACAGCCGCACTCATCACTAAGCATGGCATCAGCCATAAAATGAAGGCGGGACCAGTGCGAAAGATTACGGAGTAATTCATGGCAAAACCGGACTGGGGCGAGCTTCAGCAACGGTTCCTGTCCGATCATGCCGCAACCGGCGTATCACCGAAGGATTGGTGTGAAGCGCAGGGACTGAATTACGCTACTGCCCGCCGATACATCAAGAAACCCACTGCGCAAACTGCGCAAAAACCTGCGCAGAAGAAATTGCGCACTGCGCAAAAGGAAAAGTGCGCAGAAGAGCTGGTGGATGATGATGGCCTCACCGATCAACAACGTTTATTTGTCGCGGAATACCTGAAAGACAACAACGCCACACAGGCCGCCATTCGCGCCGGGTATAGCAAGAAGACTGCTGAACAAATTGGTTATCAGCTGCTTCAGAAAACTTCAGTTGCGCAGGCTATTGCGCAGCAGCAGAAAGCATCCATTGTGCGCACGCTCGGCAGCGCTGATGAAGTGCTTGAGCAGATGTGGCGCCTGGCAACGTTCGACGCTAACCAGCTATCACAGTATCGCCGCGGGAGTTGCCGTTACTGCTGGGGCTTTGGTCATCAGTATCAATGGCGTGATGCCGTGGAGTACGAAGAGAAGCGACTCGAAGCGCTTGAGCGAAAACGTCGCGAGCCCGTAGATGTTGGTGGTTACGGTTACGACCACACCAGCGCACCTAACCCGGAATGCCCCCGCTGCAATGGTGATGGTGTAGGCCAGCCTTTCTTCGCCGATACGCGTAAGCTGGCGCCGGATGCTGCGCTTGCCTATTCCGGTGTGAAGCTTGGGAAGAATGGCGTAGAGATAACCGCTATTAGTCGCGAGCGAATGTACGAGGCGGTGATGAAACGGCTCGGCCTGGCTGATAGTGAGTTCGCCCAGCGTCTGCAGCAGATTGAAATCGAGCGCCGGCAGCTGGAGGTCGAAAAATTACGCAAAGAGCTGGCTGCTGATCCGGAGGATGACGAACCAACGCCAGTTGCAATCAATATCAACGTAGTCGATGCACGAGTGAGGGAAGAGGATGGCGATAGCACCGACGCTTAA